TGCATCTCCCGTGCCGACTTCCTATCCTCAACCTCTAGCTTTTCAAAGTTAAGACCAAGCTCCTGCGCCTGTTTCTGCAACTCAATTTCAGCAATCTTGACTTGAGCAATTTGCTCTGCTGACAGCTTGTTGTTGGAGATCAGGTCGCCAACTTTGTCAGGATCAACGCCAATTGCCTTGGAGATAGCAGAAACCGCCATGCCTGCCAGTGGGCCACCCATTGCCGTGGCGATTGTCGGTGCGATTTGTCTTAGCCAGTCCATGCTTTACTCCTGTGGTTGAGTTAACAAGGTACTTAACACGCCTCTGCTGTACTGAGATGGAGCCGGCATTGTCGTAGTGCCGGAAAGCAAACCACCCATCGCCCGTTCAGCGCTTTGGCGGCGCAGCAGAGCTTGCAACTTATCAGCGGTAAATCCAGCAGCAGCGATAGGCACTGTATACATTAGCGATTCCGGGCTGGCTACACCGCCGCCAATACCGCCAGCAGCAATTAGTTGGCTGCGTTGCGGGTTGAACTTGGCAGCCAAGGTCAGCAGCGGGTCAAGTGAGCCGCCCTTGGCGACAGACCGGATAGCGTTGCGCTCTGCCTCGTTAAAAAGCGCCAACTTGTTTTTGTTTGCCGCAAGCGTAATAAAACCTTGCCGAATTAACTCGCTCTCCGAAGCGGTGGGGTTGAGCGCCTTTGTTTCCGCAATATCCAATATGTTTTCTAGCGTAGACGCGCGGCTCACATTACGCCAGTCTTTGCGCGCGCTTGCAATTGTTTTAACGGCCTCGTCAATGCCTCCCGCGCCAGCACTTACGTCCCGAGGTTTAAGCGCTGCTACATGCTCGTCAATGCCCGCGACTAATTCGCTGCCTAATCTACGCACATTACCGTCAGGGTTGGTTTTTAACGTGTTAGCCAAGCTACGCATTTTTTCAACATTATCAAAAGAGACATCACCCCGTGCTGCAATGCTCTCAATTTTTGACAACACATTAGTTACCGGTGCTGCGTTTTCTGGGATGTAATCTTTAGCGTCAAGCCGTGTCTTTAGGCGGTCAACCAAAGTAGTGGCGTTTTGGGGCGTTAATTTAATACCCGCATCGCTGACTTTGGTGTAAGCGCGTTGCGCGTTCTGACGCACCTGTTCCATCGTAACGACTGGCTGTTTACCCGACACAACGCGATCAGCAAGCCGCCCAGCGCCCTGGCCTACCGCGCCAGATACTCCGACGCTAGCTATAAACGCAGCTAAGTCACTGCCAGTTACAGCTTTGACTTCTTCTGCCACGGGCTGCGCTACCGTAGGCGCTGCTGTGGCTGCGGGTAGTTGCCGCGCTAAGTCCGCGCCAAATATGGTTTTAGGAAGCGCTGCCGCCATACCGCCGGCAGATACCAGCCCTTGCATTCCAGTTTGCGCGGCACGCTCACTCGTTGTAGCTGGCTCGGGAAGGCCCAGTTCCGTTAGCCCACGGCTTTGCGCTTTGGACATGTAAGGTAAGCGGCTTTCAGAACCCAGTAAATTTGCGCCTAAGTTATATGCGCCACTTGCAAAATCGGAAACTATATTTACGGGCGCGGACAACCCCTGCACTACGGCGCGCCCCGCTAGCCCAGCTTGCCGTTTTAACTGGTCGGCCAAGCCAGGCGCAGCCGCTGGGGCAGGCGCAGCCGCTGGAGCTACTTCGGGCGCTGCTTCGCTCAAACTGGCTTTAATTCGCGTCAGCGCGGCTTCATTTGTGAGGCCGTCAGGCAACTCATACAAAACGCCTTTGTATTCGTAAACGGTAGCCATATTTAATCCAGTTTGATTGGGTTTTGCGACGAGCCATAGTAGGCTTCAACACCTTGCGATTTACGGCGGCTATCAATGCGCTTTTGAGCGTTAACGCGCGCTTTGTCAGTAGACGAGACAAAGTTAGTCAGAGCGTCCAAAGTAGTTTTTGTATCGTTTTTGCCAAAGGCCGCGATTAGTTCGTTGGCAAACCGCAATACGTCTTTGTCAGTCTGCACCCCTTTTGCCGCATCCGTTTTCAAGTTAGTTGCTTCTTGGACAGACCTTTGCAATTGAGCATAGGCTTGACTTTCAGGCGTTGAATTACCAGCTGCGTTTTGCGCCAAATAACGCAGATTGTTAATTGGGCCAAGTTCAATAAACGATTTTTTTGTAACTGGGTCTGGTGTCAGCGATTGTATGGCGGGTTTCAAAGCCTTAGAACGCGCCTCTAAGGAGTCAACTAGCTCCAGTTCTTTATCTTCTTCTTTTTGCAGCGCTGGCGCTAACCTTGCTGGGCCTTTAAGCAACACGGCTAATTGTTTCAAGTCTCTTGCAGAATCAATCCGCAGTTGAGCAATTTCTTTAGCAGTAGCGCCAGCCAAACGAGCCGCTTCAATTTTTGCTTCGGCTACGACTTTTGCCGCTTCAATTTTTGCTTCGCTAGCTTCTTTCGCCAAACGCTCTTTAAGGTCTCGATCATCCGCGCGTGTGGCGGCAGAAGTCAGCGCGGCTAAAACTTTGTCTGGGTCGCCATACTTCACTAGAACAGCGCGAATAGCAGCTTCATCAGACCCAGGTGGAAGTTTAGCCAATTCATCGCGCAGCTTGGTTTCTTGAGCTACGCCTAAATCAATCTTGCTTGCTTGCGCCAACTGAGCTTTTTCAGTAGCTTGGCGCTGACTAATCAGAGCGCCGCTTTCTTGTATCTTTCGGTACTCGGCTTGAAGCATCATTGCGCCTTGTGGGTCGCCGCCTTGCGATAGCGCGGCAATGCCTCGTTCAATAGACGCAGGGTCGTTTAAGTTAATTTGACCCGCTATCTGTTGGCGCATTGTGATGCGCTGCAACTCAGGGTCTTGTCCACCCAATGCACCGCCGATAGCGCCAGCCAAGCCAGAAGCACCGCGCCCGATGGCGTAGTTGGCTTGCTGGAACGGGTCGAGCTTGGCGTACTGCAACGCTTGCACGTCCATGCGGTCTTGCTGGGCTTGCTGGTAAGCCTGTGGCGTAACGCCAAATAAGGATTGAACAATTTCAGCCATGTCTTACCCCTTAAAAACCGAAGTTTTGCTCAGCGAGCATTCTCGCTTGCTGTGATTGCGGATTGGAGTAGGCCCCCGCTAAATACTGATCCTGTTGACCATACCCACCTTGTTGAGTCCCACCGTATGGATCAAAAAACCGACTAGCAGCATTAGTTAGCGAAGGGCTGCGGCTAAAACCGGTCAAAGCCGTAGCAAACGGATTGTAAGCATTGGCCGCAAAGTTAGACGCTGCCGCACCCATACCACCACTTAGCAATGCGCGACCGCCTTCAGGGTTGGCGATACGCCCGCCCAAAGCAGAACCCAAGTTAAGCGGGTCTTGACCAAGCGACTCAAGGCCAGTAGCGCCTTGCAGATAGGCTTGATAAGGTGAAAGAGCGCTGACCTGGCCTTGATAGCCTTGCGTGAGCAAGTTGCCAGCAGTACCTAGCAAGCCAGCACCAAAACGGGCTTGCTCCATGCCTGCTTGTTGCGCTCCAGCCGCCAGTTGTGCATCCTGCTGGGCGATGGCGTTGTAATAGGCTTCCAACTCTGGGTTAGCCGCGCCAAGTCCTGCACTACCGTCTGGTCGTGTGCCAGTACCTCCAACAGATAAACCACCTCGCCCAGTGTTAAATAAATTAGTTCGTACGCCAGCTAGTTGGCGTTCACGGCTAGGGGCTAGCAAGTTCTGCTGACCGGCAATGTACTGCTGCGCGGCTTGCTCTGGCGATTGAGCTAAGTACTGCTGACCCAAGCCAAACAGACCTTGAGCGCCCTGCTGCAAAGGTGCAAATTGCTGTTGCGCCATCTCAGCTTGGGACAGACCTCCCCCAGCCAAGTTTATGAACCTGTCTTGATAGGCACGAAAGGCGGGGTCAAGTGTGTAGCCAGCGCCGGACACGCGACCATCTGGGCCATACTCAAAATTAGACTGACCAAAGCGCGTGGTAATGCCGATAGGACGAAACCGCGATTCTTCAGCCGCAATTCGTGCGGCTTCAGCTTGCCCTGCGGCTTGTGTTCGCGCTGCTTCTTCAGAGGAGCTACCTTGCAATGCCCCACCAATAAGGCTACCACCGGCGCCAATTAATGGCCCAATTAATGCGGCTTCTAAACCCATTATGTTCTCCTAATGTATAACTGTCTGTGGAATCCATCAAGGCCCACAAAATCTTTCAAAAACTTAAACCCAAACAGATCAAGAAACTTTGCGTGCTTTATGTCGCAAACCTCATGGATTGCGTACAAATCCTGTTTCTGAAGGCTAATTAAATCAGCCAGCATTCGTTTTCTTACCGAGTTTGCCCACCGCACACAATCGCAGTGTATAAAACAAAGCCCTTTATAATCTTCAAAAAACAAGGTGTAGTCATCACAGACCGCCACCGGCACTTTCATTTCACATACAACCCATCGCTGAAGTGATGCGTGATCATGGAGTCTCAAGTGCTGTGATCCGCGCTGCTTGTGCATCAACCAGTGCTTTAAGTTCCTGAATTGCTGCGGTTAGTGTGGCAACCAAAAAGCTGGTGTCAACACCTTGAAGTTTTGGAGAGCCATCTGCGTTAGTCGCGTCTTTCTCACCGACAACGCACTCTTTAACGACCTCTTGCAATTCGTGAGCGATAAAGCCTTGACCGTCCGAGCCGTCAGCGTTCCACTTGTATGTGCAAGGTTTAAGTAAAGCCACCTTAGACAAAGCACCCGTCATTGGTGTGATTGAGTTCTTTGCGCGATAGTCTGACGTAGTAAGGTACGAAATAGTGCTTGTGGTCTGAGCAATAGACCCAGATACGGCGTTACTAGAGTTGATAAATGTAACTGGGTTGCCGGTGAAAGTGCCTGTTGATGCTTTCAGTGTTATCCCTTGCTCTGTGGCAGGGTTAAAAACTATAAGCGCTTTCGCTCCATACGGAGAAATTTGTGCAGTTGCACCTATTAGCGCAGCGCTGGAGGCCGTCGTTGTAGTGGTTGTTGCGGTAGTGATTGTTGCGGTAGTAAACGTAGCAACAGCAGGCGTTACGTCTCCAATAATTCCTTGGAAGGATGTGCCGGTTGCAACGCCTATGTTTGGAGTCACCAAAGAAGGGCTGACCAAATCAGCCTTGGTTGCGACTGCTGTGGCAATGTTGTTGTACTCGGTATCAATCTCAGTGCCTTTGACAATCTTGTTGGCGTCGCCAGTGGTCAATGCATCTTTACTTGCGAAGTTAACTGTTTTGGTGTAATTGCTCATGGTAGCCCTTTAAGTAAGTTTGCCTGTTTTGGCCTGAATTTCTATCTTTTGAAAGCTAATGGGGAATCCATTAATGTCAACCTCAAAGCCTGTTTGCACAATTTTACCTGCTCCGTTGCCGTATGCGGTCAATTCTTGCAAAGTTATGCCGGTAGCGTATTGTGCTACTGGCGTCGCATTTGCACCATATTGTGCAATTCCATACTCAGAGACAAGCTGCGTTGGTATTGCCGCTGTTTCTGATTGGTAGCTGGCTGTAAAGTCGTAAGCCCAAAAGAACGACACGGGTTGATTACTACCGCCGACCACCGTTAGCTTAATCTTTTTGATGATAGAGGTCAGACCATCTTTGCCAATGTCTGCGTTGTTGGTGTAGTACTCCATGCGGTACGGGTTGACATCATCCTGGTAGCCTGTGTAACGAGTTATGAAGCCTGTTTGGCCAATCAACAAATCACCGTTTCTGCGTGAGCAAAAGCTGGTTGGCAACAGGCTGTCCCAAATCGTAACCCTGTACGACCCGTCTTCCAAAACCGTCTTGGTGTCAAAGCAAAACACTTTGTCTGATGATGGGCAAGACAGTAAGTAGAAGCCTTCTTTTTCAGAATATACAGAAGTGACTTCAGACAGCGACTCGCTTGCTATCACAGCCTGAAAGTCATTGCGTATGTTTTTAGACAGATCGCCCAGTGGAGAGGATTTTTCTTGAACTGTACGCAGGACAGACCTTAATCCGCTGTTGCTCAAGAACACCACATCCTTGCCTGTGTTCTGAATGCTATCTCTTGCAATGCAACCAAGGCTCGACACTGTGTCGCTCAAGGTCATGGTTGAAGGTGTAGTGGCATTGGCGTAAATCAGAATCTGACGCTTGCCAAAGATGAATAAAAATCCATTGTGAGCAGCAAGGCCAGTGATCTCATCAGAGCCGTTCGACCAGACCCGTGATACATCTAACGTCCCTGATGTGCCTGTTGACCACACATGGCCTGATAACAAGTCACTAAAAGAGACGGTAGCATTATTAGTTAGCGTATTTGCTGCCCAGATACGGCCAAAGGCAGAGATGGCGACATTGGCCTTTGGCACAGTGCCAACATAGCCTGACTTCTCCGACACTCTACGATAGGTAGTGGTAGACACCGCTGGGTCATAAATGATGGGGTCATTTCCTGTTTGGAAAAAATAAGCTACCCCATTCAGGCTTGCAGATTGCCAGTTGCCCGCGGTAAACAGTGGTGCAGTACCACCCCCCCCGTAGGTCAACTCCAACAAGTTACCAACATTTGCCACGCCTTGCGTGTACTCTGCGAGAGGAACGCCGTTAGAGCCGTACTCCGCTATGTTGAACTCGGCGTTTGCGCCAGCAACCGATGCGCCGAGCTTAAAGAACCTGCCATTGCCAAAAAATATCACAGTCAACGTACCGTCAGCCTCAATTAACTCGTGGATGGCTGTGACGATATTTGCGCCTAGCGTACCGCTGCTGGTGTTAAGTTTGACATAACCCTGCCGAGCGCCGACCCGCCCGAACTTATCAATTACGCAGTTGTTGGCAATGCCAGCAAACCCATTCGATATTTCTAGCGATGGGTCTTGCGTATTCAACCCCAGAAAGCCTGGGGCAGAAACACTGCTAATTGTGAGTTGTTTGCTCATATCGCTAAAAACTCTTGCTGTTCAGGAAACCGCGTACCTTCTAGTGCAATCGCGTCGGACAGCATGCCACGGTAAAGCTGATACGCCTCAGACGAGCTAAGACCGCCATCCTCACCGCGCTCCACCAGCGCCCGTGCATAGGCGTTTTGTACAACTAAGAAGTCAGGGACAAGCACTACTGTAGCGTCAGCCGCCAAATTCGCTTGAGGCACTACCAATGAAAATGGGACGTTGTAAACCCCATCAGGTCGAGGAAACAGCAACACCTTGGTGTCCCCGTTGTTATCTACGCCGTCAAAAGAATAATACTGGGGAATCCCATTTGTAGTAGGCACTAGGTTTTGATAACGATTCATCTCCACAAAACTGATGTTTTTCAGGCCAATGTTTGATGTGGTGTTAATCACGTCTTGCACTTGAAACTTCTGACCAGCACCCGTCATGGAATAGATGTAGGTAGCGGCTACCGTGGTGATGGTAACGGTTGTGCCTAGCACGTTCCAGCCAAAAGAATCCTCAACCTGACGTTTGGCATCGTTGACAAACCGGCCTATCAGGGTGGAATAAGCGTTCTGGGCGTTAGATGTAACAGTGGGTTCACGCAACCGAATCAGCACATCGTTGATAAGTTCTAGATAAGTCATGTTCTGGTCAACCCTTCTTCTTCAACTGTAATGGCGACTGCAAAAGTAGATGCTGCTTCAGATGTGACTTTTAAGATGTCGCTTTCTTCCATCACAAAATACGACACACCACCCCAATCTTGCGTAGTTTTGGAAGTTACTGCTGTCTGATAAACAAGCGAATAGGTAAGAGTTGCAGAAGTGTCCACCCAATCAAATGTAATGTATTTGTTGGTTGAACTGGCGTTGGCAGCACGTAGCAATACAACCCTTGCATAGTAGCCCTTTGGCACTGTGTAGAGGGTCGTCAGCGTGTTTGCTGTAAGGTTTGCGCCAACCGACAAAGCTCTCATTTCTTGTTCCTTGCTGAAATTGCTTTGGCCTTTGCTTTGGCATCTGCCTTAGATGACGCCCCCCATGCCTTCAAACTTAACAACAGTCGAGTGGGCTTGCCGTCCTTGTACTGTGGGCCGTCATTGCCAGCCATCCTTGCCAAAAAGCTAGCCCTGCGCGGGTTATCGCCCGATTTTACAGGTGCTTTGATGTCTTGCCCAGCAGCTTTGAGACTCGCCCGTCCAGCAGCGTTTAAACCGCCCTTGGGGTTCTGTCCTTCCTTGCGCTGCCAAGCTGGGGTTTTCATCTGTAGCCTTTAGTCTTTGCCGCTATCTTTTTAGGTTGCGCTACGAACTGCTTCCCTTTAGCCATGCCAGCGCGTTTTGCCCTTGTTGTCGCAGCGTATTCAGCAGCTGTGAGACTTTTAATCGCAGCTGCTGGAAGGTATCTTTCGCCTGTTTCAGAAGATTTTTTACCACTTTTAGTTCTCCAATCTTGGTCGCCCCAATCCTTCAGGCTTTTCTGGGTAGCTTTCATTTTTTCTTCGGCGGTGTATGGGTTAAGACTTTACTCGCTGGTGTGTGCTTTGCACCTGTCATCAAGACAGAACCAGTTTTATGAGTCTCACCTTTATACAGCTTGCCGTCCGGTGTGTAATGCGCTTTTGTCTTGCTCACGATTTATACCCCCCGCCCTTGGCCTTGTACTCTTTTGCCAAGAGTTGTGCTTTTCGTGCTGACCATTCGCCAGCGCCAGTTCCTTGAACAGCTTGACCCTTGATCTTTTCAAACAAAGCCTTCCGCATGGTGGGCTTGGTATAGACCGCCGCTTGGTTGACTTTGCTTTTCATTTCT